ATTCCATCTTTATAAAGTTTAGTAAATTTATCTGATTTTGCTTTTGGTTTTCTAATACCAAATAAACCGCCTAAAAATGCACCAGTCAATATACCATGCATAACATCATCTACATCTAGGTCTGGTCTTTGAGAAGCTAAGTAACCTTCAATAACTCCAAACGAAGCTCCTCCTGCTACCCCTCTTCTTATTATTCTACCAACTCTTCCCATTTTTTGTAAAATTACCACAGGCGCTAATAAACCTTCTGAAGCTATAATCGCTGCATAAGCCGCAGGGTCTGTAAATGCAGCTAATAATCTTTTCATTGTTCCAGAAAATTGACCATCTGAATATATCTTTTCTTCCATTTCTAAATGCTCTAAAAGTTGAGACCTGATTTGCATTGCGTGTGCTTCACTATGAGCATAAGCAAATTCTTCTATAAAATCTTCTGGCAAGTCTTCCATGTACCTGTCTAAATTTTCTTTATTTAAAACAAAATCTAAATCTGGTTTTAAATTTTCAGCATTAAATTGTTCCCAAAGATTTGTACTCATCCATTCTTGTTGATATGCAGCTCCTTGTTCTTCTGTCCAGGTGTATTTATTTTCTAAATCTTTTGATGTTGTTTTTTGTTTTTGTTCTAAATAAAGTAAATCCTCCTTATCATAAGGACGTGTATAATCTATGTCCCACAATTGTGGTTCTTCTACTGAATCAATAAAATCTTTTGCATTAATACTTTCGTTTTGTTTTTCTTCTTCGGGTCTAGTTGAAGGTAAGATATACTCAGTCACGTTCCCTGCTACATCACTAATTGTATTACCTATTGCATTAAATGTGTCTGCCCCTAAAGCATTGTCTACTTCATTTGCAACAATTTCTGTTTTAGTTTCATTTTCTATATTTGGATTAAGCATCATTTCTGGAATTGTGCTATCCATTGTTAAAGCGTCTGCTTTTAGTTGATTGTCAATTAAACTTGTGTCAGTTTTTTTTAGCGACTGGCTGTGCATACCTGCAATAGTATTAACTGTAAAAGGCTCGGCATTGTTGTAATTATAAGTAACAGCAGTTTGTTTGCCTTCTTCTACAGAATTTCCTGTTGTAAAATTAGTTATTTGATTAAATCCTAGGGCTTCAGCAGCTTCATTGTATTTACTAACTCTTCTGTTAATTAAACCAGTCATGACACCGTTTGTACCTGTTTCAGGGTCGTTAGCAGAAATAATATCTAGAGTATTTTTTAATGCATTTTCATAGTTTCCACTAATTAAATCTCTTTTAAAGCCATCAAATAATTTTCCAGAATTATAATATTGGTCTGAAGCAACAATTTTCATTTGGTCTGGTAAATTATTCCAAGTCTCTTCACCCATGTCTTTTTTCATTTCACCAATGTTATAAATAATAAGTTGTCGTGCTACTTCTTTGTCTGGCATTTCATCAGCATTAAGATTATTAAAACTTAACATTTTTTTAAAACCCTCTGATAAAACTGTAATACCGTAGCCTCGAGTACCTCCGCCACCTTCTAAAGCAACGGCTCTTCCTTCTGTGCCTTCATCTTTAGCTATACCTTCTAAAATTTTATTTACTAACTCTTCATTCATATTAATTTATTTCCTTGTTTATTAATGCTTGAGCATTTAAATTTAATTTTTTCATCATTTCAGAATTTTTTGAAAAAACGTCTAATTCTTTTTTATTAAATTTTGATTTGGCTAATTTACCACCGTCCATAATAAAATCCTTTGTACTTAAAACTACAAAATCTCCTTCGGGTGTTGTTACTGGTAAACCGTTATCTTTTTCTGTTAAAACAAAGAAACCACTTTTAAAAGGTCTCATAACTAAATCTTTAGCATAGTGTTTTAATTCACCTCTTTCGTTTTCTTTAAAAGGGTTAAACGCTCCTTCTTCTAAATTCCAATCATTGACTTTACCTTCTGCTCTGTATTTATCTTCCCAAACTTTTGCAAATTGTTTAGCAACATATCTACTGTTTTCTGTAAATGTTTGACGTGAGACATTTGGAAAAGATGAATTGTTAACCATAACACCGTCTATTAAAGTGTGTCTTGAAACAACTTCTTCAATTCCATAAGCAATAGAATCTTCTAAATTCATTGAACCTGATTTGTACATAGTCATAGCTGTCATTGTTGCTCTTTGCTGTAACATGCTCATATTAACATCTTCCCATCTAAAGCTTCTATTTTCAGCTGTTAAAAATTCAGATTCATCTTCTTCGTTAATAAAATAAATTCCACTAAATGGACTATCTAATGTCATTTCATCAAACCATCCGTTAAAACTATCAGTTATACTTGTTGTAATTTTTGCTTTATCTAAAGCTTTATCTGCATGATTAAAAGCAGGGTTTGTTGTAGCTTCATAAGCTTTCATAATTGCAGCTTCTTTACCCATGTTGGTATTACGCATAAGATTATCTACTGCTGTATAAAATGAAGCTTCTCCTGTAGATAAATATTTACCAGGAATTTTACCACCGTAGTTTAAATTTAGTTTTCTAAAACGTTCTAAACCTCTTTCAAAAATATTAATTCCTTCTGGGTCTATTGTATCAGCATTTCCTGCCACTTTAATTACATTAAGAGAAGAAAATCCCATTGATAATTCATTTTTCCATGTAGGGTGTGTTAAACCATTTGAGTCTAACATTTTTGATGTAAGTTGGAATAAACCTATTTCAGCATAATCTTTAGGAACATCACCATTAGCGACTTGTTCATTAATTAAAGGTTTAGCATATTGAGTAGACCAAAGAACAACTGCATCAGCCATATCTTCATCAGAGAGACCAACTTTAAGCTCACCACTTTTATCGACATAAGTAGTTTCATCTTTTTTATAAGCCTGTCCTTTAGATATTAATTCTAAAGCAATAGCCATTTTACTTGAACTTGCTACTTTTCCTTTAATAGATGTTATAATGTTTGTTGCTTGTTCTTGTGTTTTTGGAGTTTTTAAATAAGAAGGTAAATCTTTTTTGTTACCTCTTTTCATTGTCAAATAAGTTACAATATCTGTCAGCATTTCTGGGTCAGTAATTAATCCAGTACTTTGTAAATCTACTACTTGTTCAAAATAATTTAATACTTGTTTATTCCACTCATCTTTATTAATAAATTTTTCTCCGACAACTTTGTCGTATCTTAAAGTTTCTAAATCTTTAACTCTTGTTGAGTTGTGATAAATAGGTTCGCCTACTGTTTCAACTGAATCTGTCTCGTTGTTTTTGGTTTTCATGACTTTACTGTCATCAACCCATGCACCGCCTTGTTCCCAAGCTTTTGCAATTATTTGAAAAGATGCAGCATTAGTTGCTCTGTTTAATTGTAAACCTTTAGCTACCGATACCTTTGAGTCTAACTCTAATCTCATTTTGTTCATAGAGTCTGTGTAAGCACGTTTATAAGATTTAGATTGTACGTCTAAATTTCTTAAATCATTTCCTTCTTCATTAACAAACATGCTATTAACATCAAGATTAGCCATTGCATCGCCATTTTCATCACCGCCTGTAATGTCAGCTACTTTTAAATTTATATTATTAAAATCTTCAATAGCATGAGATAAAGCAAAATTAGAATCTACTATTGCTTTTGTGTAATAGCCTTTTAAGTTAGCAACTCTAGGGTCACCTTTATCAATTAATTTTTTAATTTCATTTGGGTCTGTAATACCTTGCGCTTTTAAAGTATCAAAAACTATTTGAGCATTTTCTTGTTCTTCATTTTTATAATTTTGTGTAAATCTATCAAAAGATTTTTCAAAACCTTTTAAAGAATTTGCAATCTGGCTTAATTCAGTATTGTTTGCTACTCTTTTAGGTCTTATCGCAGTTCTTTGATAACCTAAACCTTTAACTTTTGATGTATATGCCATTAGGGTGCTACTACCTCTCCACTATCTTTTTTAAAATATTTTCTATTTGAATTACTTCCATAAGTTGCACCTGCACCTGCGATATCAATTGCTAATGCTAATTGACTTGGGTATTCTGGTACGGGAAGACTGTTAATTGTATTTTGATAAGCTGAGTAAGCTTCATTTTCTTGCCTATTAAATGCTAATAAATCTTGATTAAAAGCTCTGTCTATACTTGTATACTCTGCGTTAGTATCTGCTCCAACATCTTTATAAATAGCAGTAGCATTGCCAACATTTAAATTTAACTGTCTAGCCATTTCAGCAATTTTTTCTCTTTTAAGAGCAAATTTTTCTGCTGATTTTTCTGCACCTGCTTGTTTTTTATTTACATCAATTTCTCCATAGTCATCAAATAAAGCTGCGCTAGCTGAATTTTTAGCATCAAAATTTGATTTAGCGGTAGAGTTAGCTTTTTCTACTCCGGCATTATGCTGTTGCATTTTACTAAATACAGTTAATGCTAGTTGAGCTTCTGGTGAACACATATTATTTTATTTCCTTTATCATTAAATTAAATGGTTTTTTTTCATAACCGTAGTTAACGGTATCAATTGTGTTAAAGCCTAAAAACTTTAACCATTTGTTGCCTACGCTGTTTCGAACATCAACGTAATTATATAAATATTTGTAATCTTGTCCCATTTCTGCAACCCATTTAGGACATTCTCGTAAAAACTGAAGTGTGTGGTTAAGTAATTCTGTACTAGATAATAACCAAGCTATGCCATAATCTTTATCATCACTCGGTACTACACCAAACATTCCAATAACACCTTCTTGTTCAGTTCCTATAATAGAAAAAGTTTTATGATTTAATTCTTTAAATGGATATAACAAAGCTTGTAATGGTGAAGCATTATGAGAAGCTTTAATTTCATCTAAATCTTCTTGTCTTACTTTAATTGCTAACTCGTGAGCGTCATCAGGTTTAGCCAGTCTGACATATTTTTCCATTAAGCCCTTCCAGAACGTCTATGATAAAATCCTTCAATTTCAGCAGAAACAAAATGAACTGGTAAATGTGAGTCTGACTTTAACGTACATGTGTAGTTTGTATTTTTAGATTGAATAGGAATATTATAAGTACCACTTGTTATATTAGGTTGTCCAATAACAGCAGTTGGGTTGTTAATTACAGTACCATTAAATTCATATGTTACATTACTTCTTCCATCTTGAGTTACTGTAGCTTTAAAAAAACCAGTGTTTTGAAAATCAACAGAAACTTGTCTTATTTGATAACGTCCCGATGTTAATGACACAGTTCCTCCACCAGACTCTTCTCTTATATATGGAGTAGAAAATTTATATTCTGATAAATACGATGCCCCAAAAACTGCTAAAGTGTGGTTACCTTTAATTTTTTGTAAAGTTCCAGAACTAGAACTATCTATTGTTAAATTAGCACCATTAGTTGCGTCTACTGCTTTTAATGTCTGATTTAAACTATAAGGTATTGTAAAACTTGTTAAATTTGTAGTAGAACTATAACTACCAACTAATGTAGATGTTCTAAAATCCATGTGAATATTATGTGTTAGTCCAGTAAAATCTGGATTACGTAAATCCATTCTTAATAATTTTGTATTAAAATTTTCATTAACTAAAATATAAACATAACTATCATATGCTTGTGCTGATAAAATTTGACAATCTTTTAAACTCCACGTACTCCAAGCTGATTGTACTTTTTTATTAGCATCCCAAAAATATTTATAAATAATTATTGTATCTGCATTTGTAGCAGTTACAGGAGCATCAGGCGTGTATGCAGTATTGTTAGTAGTATCTAAATCGTCATGACATAATATAATTAATGTATCTTCAATATTGTTAGGTACAATTTTATATACATTTTTAGGTATCAATGAACCTACACCTATAGTTACATCTATTCCATCATTAGTTAAAGTATCATCATCTGCAAAATATTCTGTGATTGAACTTTTGTCATTTCTATTTTGTGTAAAATAAACATATTTACCTGACGAAACTGGAGCAACTTGTTTTGCATGAGAAAACGTACTTGTTTTAGTTAACACTGCTGTTGTAGGTGTTACAGCGTCTCCAGAACTTTCTAAAATATATTGAGATTCTTCTGAAAATAATAAAAGTTGTTCATTAAAATCTATAGCATTGTAAAGTTTATTAACTGTAGTTCCCGCTGCGGCAATATCAATAGGGTCAGTGTCTAAAACATCTGTTCCAGTTGTTGCATAGAAATTATAATATTCTGCGTTTTCAGATAAAACTAAATTTTGGTCTGCAATTATTCCTAATCTGTTTTGAAAAAATGTTAAATTATTAATTTTTTTTCCTACAAAACTTGGTGCAGAATTTGTGTCTTCATCACCACTTATTCTATTTGTGTATGTTTGTTGTGTAAAACTAAATGTACCGTTGTTGTTATTAATTAATGCAAAAGGCATTGTAGAATTATCTAAACCTAATTTTACTCCCGGGCCAACGCATTCTTTCCAAACACCATTACTTGTAAATTCAACATAATAATTAGAAAGTGCATCACCTTCATCACCAGTAATTTGAAGTATCATATTAGGTTTTGCATAATATGGTAAATCAGTAAAATCACTTATGCTATCTTTTATTGCATACATGGCTTGGTTACCAAAACCATCTGTAGTTTCTACCGTAAACGTACCACTGCTACATGTACCGTAAATAGTATTACCATATTGAGTATGTGTAAACGTTCCAGTAATTCCGGAATAATTTGCTAAACCTTGTGATGTACTTAAAGTAGCACCAGTATCTTTTCTTATTGTTTTAAATCCTATACCGTCTGCACTATTAGACCAATGAGTAGACCCAGTTCCATATAATAATATGTTTGCAATTTTTTCTGTATCTCTAAATTTACCATCTGTTGAAGCATCATTACCAGTAGGCATTTGAAACAAAACTTCTATTGGATATGACCAAGTAGAATGATTTAAAGTAACACTGTACTGTCTTCCAAATTGAGAACTTTTAACATAAGAAATATATTCTTGAACTTTTGCAGTTGTTGTTGTTGAAGTTTCACTTATTGTTTTACTTCTATTTCCTACAAAAGTATAATCTGCAATATTTGTAAATACTAAATCTTCAATAGGTTTTGTTGTGCCTAAGTAACTTGCACCTCCAGTACCTATTGTTAATGTTTGTAATTGTCCTTGTAAATTATAAACTTTTACTGTTCCATTTGTAAAAATTGCTACGTATTGATTGTCACTATCTCGGTTAATCCAATGAACTGCTGCGTTATTTGGAAACGCTGTAGTAGATAAAAGATTAGCGATAAATTCTGTTGGAGGTCTTTTGGTCAACCCTTCAATAACATTAGATTGGAAATTAGATTGTAATTCTGCTTGTCCTACATTACGTTGGACAGCATTTTGTTGACTAATACCATTAATAAGATTGGGAATTGATGTTGAAATTAGTCCCATAAATTACCTACCAGACCTTCTAGGCCCTCTTCTAGCTATGTAACTACTGTCATAGTCTTCATTTATTATGTTAGCGTCCATAGCTCTTGAGTCTGCTTGTTCAAATGCCATGTGAGATTCTTGTTCATCTAATTGTGCTAATTTAATTAATTCAGTTGCACCTACATATCTTGCAGCAAATCTTCTTGAAGCTTTTACTACAATGTATCTTCTTGCATATTCTGGTACATGTTCAAATTGTTGTACTAATACTTTGTCAACTACAGGGTTGTATGTAAACACATCTGTTTTATTTTTTAAATCATATAAAAATTGTTTTCTTATAGTGTATTGATAAAAATATTGATAAGGGGCCGAAGCTTCGACTTGGACACAGTTAGACTCTAAAGGTACTTTATTAGCTGTGTCTCTTGAAGTTTTTACATTTAATTCTCTGTTAAAGAACCAACCTTGTGATTGAACACTCATAGAAGTTTCATCTAAAATATTCTTAGCGACCGCTACGTCTGTACCAATATTTCCAGTAATAGAACTGACTGGACTTTCACCGATAAAACTTAGCATGGTGTTTATCGCTTGTAATTCTGTAGTTGCGTTTATTTGTGTTGCCATTGATTGTCCTTTTTAAATTTGCAAAGTAGGGGATTTAGTCTCCCTCATCCCCTACTCCTATATAGTATAAATAAACTTAATAAATATTAAGCGTCTTTAATTCCTACAGCACTTTCTGGTCTAAGTACGCCATGACCCATAGCATATTTAGCAACCATTAAAGTACCTTGTCTTCTAATGTCGTATTCCATTTCAGTAGCTAAATCCATTAGCTTAACAGTCCCGACAGCAGTAGGGTGACAAACTAAACCTTCGAAGTTAGTCAAGTTTACAGCTTGTGGATTTGAACCACCTTGAGTAGCTGAACCTTGGTCAACACCTGAGTTTACGTTTGAAGCAACAAAATGAGGAACAGAAATTAATCTGATGCCTGCAATTTGTAACACTCTACCTGAAGCAACACCACCATTAGCACCACCACTGAAGTCAACATTGACTGCATTAGTAGCATTTGCTAATTTGTAGTACATTTCTGGTTTTAAGAAACAGATTCTACCTTCAGATGGAACATATTTGTTATCTAAAGTTTTGGCTGCGTCAAACAATGAATCTATCATTGCATTTGCAGACGTTGCCGCAGTGGCAGAAGCGATAGCAGTATTTTGTAATACTGTACCTGTGTCTCCACCTGTAACATTAGCAACAGTCGTTAGAGCTGCTTGGCCAATAGTTTGTAGAACGTGTTTGTCTTTTTGGAAGGCTAATGCCCGTCCAATTTCAGTGGAATACGAATTTCTCACATCCCAATGATTTTTAGCTTCCTCTAAATTACTTAGAAAAGCGCTAGATATTAAAAGGTCGTTAATAGTAATAACCTTTTCGTTGTGGTTTACATCAGACCCAAGTATTTCTGCACCTGGAGTATGGTAAGCCGCAGTTGTTCTTCCCATTCATCCTACTATAGTTTTCACTACCTATTTAAAGTTTTGTAGTCTGGACTTTACCTTCAACTCAATGAGTTGCACTCCGTCAAGTCTCTACACCTTCCTTAGATTTCTAAGGCTTGGCTCGGTATTCCCATTTTACAGGGTTCACCGAATTTGAAGTGGTTTCAGCTATATGTCACCATATAACTACGCAATTAATTTACGGGGAAGGTTGCGCTCTTTCCATTACTGATACTTCTAGTACTGTCAGCACCTTGTGTTTTACTTGCTCTTTCAAAAGAAGTAATTACTTCTCCGGAAAAAACTTTTAAAAACAATGCGTCTTCTGAACCAGAAGCATTTACTCGTCCAATGGAAGCCGGAGTTGCGTTTGACATATTTGTCTCCTTTTTCTATTGTTATTGTTTAAAAAGCTTTCACAAGTTTCTAGTTTATTTCACAAGATTGTCGTTCCTCGGAACGGTCAAGTTAATGGACTTTAACTTTGTGTTAGCAGTTGCTACCTATAAAGGTAACACAACTATGCTTTGGCAGTTTTTGCCGCTCTTTTAAATTGAGCTGCGGTAGGTCTACCTTTTGTACCTGCTGTTCGCATTTTTTCACCTGAACCTGCTTTAATTCTAGCACGTTTTTTGTGAATGTTTGCGTAGAGTCCTGGTTTTGCCATATCAGTATCCTTTACTTTTTGGTTTAGGTTTAGGTTTTGTCTTTGGTTTGTATTTTGGCATATTATAACCTACTGTTGTTTAGTTTGTTTTGTACGTCAGCTCTATATGCTTCATCATTTGCATATCTTTCATCATTCATAGCAGACGTAACTTCAGCCCAAGACCTATAGCCTGAAGCATTTGATGAAGTAGATTTATTTGCAGTTTGTAATGAAGGCTCGTCACCAACATTATTTTTATAACGTGCATTTAAACCTTGTATTGCTAAACGTGTAGCTTCAATATCTTTTCCATTAACAGTTTTGTTAAAAGAATTTATCTCTGCTTCGTTTAAATTATCAGAGGCCCAATTCATCATATTGTTATATGCGTCTGTTCCTCCAACTTCTTGTTTTAAAGTATTAGAAGTTTGACTTGCAATAGCTTCTTGTCCTTTAATAAAAGCGTCTACATAATCTTTAGGTATTCCTGCTTTTCCCAAAGCTTCATATGAACTTTCTTTTAATTGTCCTCCTTCATTATATTCTTCTTGAAGTGATGACATGTTTAACCCTGCATTTTCTACAGCTTTTTCAGCTTTATCAATAGATAAGTCAGCGTTGTCTTTTTTTGTTTCTTCTTTTGTAGGCTCAGACTCTTTTGTATTTTCAGACTGTCCTAATTTACCTTCTAATTCACCATAGGCTTTTGCCATATCTTCTGGAGATTTAAACTTACCAGGTAACCATTCAGGTCTACTTTCATTTTCAAAAGTTTTGTCTTCCGATGGTTGTTCTGAAGTTGTCTCTGGTGTTTGTATTTCTACTTTTTCTACCATTTATTATCCTTGCGGTTTTGTCATGTTGTCTGCAACTTTAGGGGCCACATCTTGTGCGGTATCCTGCATTTGTTGCATTTGTTGTTGTTGCATTGCAGCTTCTTGTTCAGCTTGTAATTGTTCTTGAGATTTTAATAATCCCTCAGTGTCAATACCAAGTCCAGTTGCTAACCTTGTAATTAAATCTTGCGGATTTAAAAGTTGCACGACTTGTGGATTGATTTGTGCAAGTTGACCTATCTCTGCTACAAACTCTCTTAATTTTTGTAAGTCATTACCACGTCCTAGTGCCTCAACACCTGTAATAATTGTGGGCCTTACTGAACCCTTGGGTAGTTTAGGAATTTCATTTTGACTTCCCATTCTATCCATTAGTAATTGCACTAGAGGTAATTGTAATTCTTGAGATAGTAAAGAATATATACCACCCATTGCAGTTTCTAATTCGTTTGCCATGTATCTAATTTCTTGAGCAGTTACACGTTCAGCCTGTCTTTGTATGGCTGTGTTTAATAAAAATGCATAAGCTAATCTTTCTTCTAATCTTGCGATTGCTTTTTCTACAGTTTGTAAATCATAAAATTTGTTTGCTTGTAAAACTGCTACGTCATCCCCACTACCAGATATAATGTCACCATTACGTGCTGTAGCTATGTCTCTTTTCTTTGTAGTTGAGTTTGGTCTAACCATGAAAATCATTTTGGCACTTGCAGCAGAAGACTCGACTAAAGATTGTGATAATCCTTCAAGCGATTTTAAATCTCCAATGTACTCTTCAACGTAACTACGACCATAGTCCTCACCGTCTACTCTAATCATTCTTAAAGCTAACCATGGTAATTTATCTTGAGCATATGAACCAACAGATGAAGGTATTTTAATTCCTTTAGTCTCTTGGCAAACATAAAATTTACCATTATCTAGTTTGTAAACGTGTGTATATAAATCACAATTTGTTTGTGACTTGTAATCTTCTTTTGACGTAAGAGAAAGAATTTGTTCTCTAACTTCCTCATCTAAAGATAAAACAGAAACACTTTCTTTTACAACTATTTCTAATAAATTTCCTTCACCGTCTCTTTTACAAACATACTGGTTAAGACCATATACTCTCATGTTACCTTGTTTTGGAATATGGGCTAAAGCGTTACCGCCTACAATTAAATGTTTTATTAATTCAAATGTTGGAACACGTAATGCAAGAGATTCTATTTTACCCATTACTTCACGTTCAATTTTAGATAAAGCTTTTTCTACTGATGTTTTTAATTCTGGTTGTTGTTCTATTTGTTCTTTAGCTTTGCCTTGTATTGCTAACCTAAAGAAAGGTTGATTAGGGGGAAGTAATAAAAGTAGTAATTTTGAAGCAAGGTTGTTAACACCTCTACTACCTACTGATTGAAAAGGACTATAAAAATCACTTGATTGTGTTTGATAATTTTCTGGAATTAATGTGGGAATAGTTAACTCTGAACATTCACGTCCTCTATCGAGGTAATGTTCTTTAATTTCACTTAAAGATTCATAACGATTTTCTGCTGTATCTTTAACATCCATTAAACGTTAACGCTAGGATTTGAAGTTGCGATATTCAAATCAGTTTGCATAGCTGTAGTTCCTTTTTTTGATTTCTTTTTCTTAGCAATCTCTAAAGAATCTTCAGAAGCTAATTCAATTTCAGGTGATAGTTCATCGTTTCCTGCTATAGAATTTCTAACTGGCGTTGGCGTTGGTGTTGGGTTGGGGCTTCCTCCTCCACACATAATTGTCTCCTTTTTTTGTTAATAATTTGTTGCAATATTTAATCCAGAAGATTGTGCTGTTACATTATTTTTAACCTTTTTAGGTTTTTTAACAGGTGTTGTGTCTATTTCTGGAGGTGAGTCTTTTGGTTCCATTATGTTACCATCAACGAATTTTATCGTAGGGTCTTCTCTAACCGGTTGAACAGGTTTTTTCATTCCCATACACATAATTATTTTTCTCCTAACAAATTATTTTCACTTCGTTTTTTTAAGTCTATTAACCAATTAACTACACTTCTTTGACCTGCTTTAAACCAGACAGTTTTTTCA